AACGACGTCGTAAAACGGAGTAAGTATGACCACAACCACAGCCGGTGATCAAATCAATGGGGCGTTACGCCTAATCGGTCAACTGGCTGAAGGTGAAGAACCGTCGGCTGCGACCGCTAATGATGCGTTAGCCGCACTCAATCAGATGATCGATTCATGGAACACCGAGCGCTTGTCGGTGTTCTCAACGCAAGACCAAGTCTTTTCTTGGGCACCAAATTTTGCTACCCGTACGCTTGGCCCCACGGGCGATTTTGTAGGTAACAGACCCATCCTGATAGATGACTCAACTTACTTTAAAGATGCGTCCTCGGGCATTTCTTTTGGTATTAAGTTAGTTAACCAACAGCAGTACAACGGCATTGCGGTCAAGACCGTGACGTCCACTTACCCACAAGTCATGTTTGTCAATATGACTTACCCCGACATTACGATGACCGTCTATCCGGTGCCCACCAAGGTACTGGAGTGGCACATTGTGTCGGTTGAGGAGCTGACTACCGCTGCGTTGTTGTCTACGCCCTTGGCGTTTCCCCCAGGCTATCTCAGAGCCTTTCGGTACAACTTGGCGTGTGAGATTGCACCTGAGTTTGGTGTTGAGCCTAGCCCTCAAGTGTCGCGCATTGCAATGTACTCTAAGCGCAATCTCAAACGTATCAACAACCCTGACGACATTATGTCGTTGCCGTACTCAATTGTTGCAACGCGTCAGCGCTTCAATATCTTTGCGGGCAACTATTAATGCGTTCACCTATCCTCGGTTCATCCTATGTGACTCGCAGCATCAACGCGGCCAACAATCGCATGGTCAACTTGTTTCCCGAGGTGGTAGCCGAGGGCGGGCTAGAACCTGCGTTTCTAAACAGGGCTCCAGGGCTTAAGTTATTAGTTGCGGTCGGCACAGGCCCCGTGCGTGGGCTTTGGCAATACGGCGGTTACGCTTACGTTGTGTCGGGCAATTCGTTATACCGCATTGATGACCAGTATGTTGTTACATATTTAGGCACGGTCGCTAACGATGGCCCCGTGTCAATGGCTGATGATGGTAACTATTTGTTTGTGGCTTGCAATGGGCCAAGTTTTGTCTACAACGCCACAACTACCGTATTTGTTCAGATTACAGACGTAGACTTCCCTGGCGCGTTAACGGTGTCGTATCTTGACGGGTATTTCGTATTTATTGAACCCGATAGCCAGCGTGTGTGGGTAACAGCATTGCTCAACCCACTTGCTGTTGACCCGCTTGATTTTGCAAGTGCCGAGGGTAGCCCCGATGGTTTAGTGTCATCCATTACCGACCATTCTGAAGTTTGGCTATTTGGCACAACTTCGGTTGAAGTTTGGTACGACGCCGCCCCAGGCTCAGGGTTTCCTCTAGCGCGCATTCAAGGCGCGTTTAACGAGATTGGGTGTGCTGCAACCTTTTCGGTAGCCAAACTAGACAACGGTTTGTTTTGGCTAGGCGCAGATAATCGTGGGCAAGGTATTGTTTACCGCTCGCAAGGCTACACCGGTGTGCGTATCAGCACTCACGCAGTAGAGTGGCAAATTCAACAATACGGCGACATCTCGGACGCCATTGCTTACACTTATCAGCAAGACGGTCATTCGTTTTACGTCTTAACATTCCCTACAGCCAAGGCAACTTGGGTGTTTGATGTGGCGGCGCAAGCATGGCATGAGCGAGCAAGTTTTAGTAACGGTGACTTTAGTCGTCATCGTAGCAATTGCCAAATGTTTTTTAATAACGAAGTTATTGTAGGTGACTATCAAAACGGCAATTTGTACGCCTTTGATTTAGAAGTCTACGCTGACGGCCCACGCACTCAGAAGTGGTTGCGCTCATGGCGGGCATTGCCCACCGGCACCAATAACTTTACCCGTACCGCTCAACACTCGCTTAAATTAATTTGCGAATCCGGTGTGGGTCTACAAGGCAAAACCGAGATACCAGGGCGCGTCTACTTGAGCCCCATGATCGTATCGGGCTCAATCGGTATCGTTGATGAAATTGAAATTATCATGTCCGTAGACGATTTTGTGCAGCCTTTGGTAATGTTGCGCTGGTCAGACGATGGTGGTCACACTTGGTCAAACGAGCATTCAAGATCAATGGGCGGTATAGGCGCGTACGGCACCCGCGTCATTTGGCGTCGCCTTGGCATGACTGAAAAGTTGCGTGATCGAGTGTATGAGATTTCAGGCACCGATCCGGTCAAGATTGCCATCATGGCGGCTGAACTTGATGTGACGGCCACCAAAGCATGAACATTACTCAAATCCCCGCGCCTCGCGTACCGGTGGTTGACCCCGCTACGGGGCTCATGTCACGCGAGTGGTTTAGATTTTTTAATGCGTTGTACGAACAATTGGGCGGCGGTGCGGGCGGGGCTTCAGGCACTTTTACAACAACCGACTTTAAAACCGTGACGGTCGTCAACGGCATCATTACAGGGATAGTCTAATGTCCATCAATCTTTCAGCCTTTGCCGGTGCGGGCGCGCAATTTTCGGATGCTAATGGCGCACCTTTGACCGGCGGCTTAATATATAGCTACCTGTCGGGCACTACCACGCCAGTTACGACCTACACCACCCGCGATGGCACAACCAACAACACTAACCCTATTGTGTTGGATGCGGCGGGGCGCACACCAAATGAGATTTGGCTAGACGGTGGGGTGTTGTACAAGTTTATTTTAAAAACTTCGGCTTTTGTGCAGATTGGGTCGTATGACGATATTCCCGCAATTAACGACACGACAACCTTTAGCAACCTGATTACGGTTGCCGGTACAAACACGCTAACTGGCGCGGCCACGCCCGCATTGGCGGGCTATGCTGCGGGCGCACAATATAGCTTTATTGCTCAGAACACCAATACCGGCGCAGTCACCATTGACATCGACACGCTTGGCGTCAAGTCAATCACCAAGTTTGGCACAACACCTTTGGTCGCCAACGACATCATTGCGGGCGCCTTGGTATTGATTGAATACGACGGTACAAGGTTTCAATTACTAAACCCGACAAGTTTTGTTTTTGACTACATCACAACCGATTATATCCGCGAAACCACAACAATTTCGGCAACAGCGGCGACCGGCACAATTAACTTTGATGTTGCCACCCAATCCATTTTGTACTACACGACTAACGCTAGTGCCAACTGGACGCTTAACGTGCGGGGCGGGGCAAGCGCAACCCTTAACAGCCTGATGTCAACGGGTCAGACGGTTACCATTACTTTCTTGGCAACCCAAGGTGCGACGGCTTATTACAACAGCGCCTTTACTATCGACGGCACCTCTGTCACACCTAAATGGCAAAGCGGTATTACACCTAATGCGGGTAACGCCAATTCGATTGATGCGTACACCTTTGCCATTGTGAAGACCGGCAACGCTGCGTTTACCGTGCTTGGCTCTCAAACAAGGTACGCATAAATGCCACGCATAGCAACTATCGGGTCTGCTGCCTCGGGCGCATTTGGGTTTGAGAACAACTCATTGATCCCTATTGATTACCTGCTTGTTGCGGGTGGGGGCGGTGGCGGCTCAGACGGTGGAGGTGGCGGCGGCGCGGGCGGTATGCTAACCGGATCGGCTGTTTTGATTGCTAAAACACTTTACGCAATAACCGTAGGCGGTGGCGGCAACGCAGGGCAAAATATTAGTGATAGCGGTGGCAACTCCACGTTTAACGGGCTTACCGCAATTGGCGGGGGCTATGGTGGCTACTCAGCCGCGCATGGCACAGGCACAGGCGCAGGTGGCGGGTCAGGCGGCGGCGGTTCAGCGGGTGGCCCTAGCGCAGGCGGTGCGGGGACTGTCGGACAAGGCAATGCTGGCGGCACAGGCACAGGTGCAGGGGGCGCGGGCGGCGGTGGTAAGTCAGGCGGGGGCAGTATTCCATCCGGCGGTGCAGGTCAAGCATCCTCTATTACCGGCTCAAGCGTTACTTATGCGGTGGGCGGAAGCGCAAATAGTAGTAGCGCGGGTGCAAGCAGTACAGGCAATGGTGGTGGCGGAGGGGCAAGTGGTTTCTTTGGCGGTGTTGGTGGTTCAGGGATTGCTGTAGTTAAATACCTCGGCCCACAACGCGCAACGGGTGGCACTTACACGCTTGTCGGTGGCTTTTCAATCCATACGTTTACGTCCTCGGGGAACTTGCAGACATGAAAGTGACATACGATCCCGCGCTGTTTCAAAATACCCCCGCCAAAATTAAATTTAGGCAAGATATTTTGACGGTGCAAGAAGGCATGGAAAAGTTAATTGCCGAGGGTGCAATTCCATCAACGCTAGAAGACTGTACGCTTAAGCACTACTTTACGCCTAAAGATGAAAAGTACGGATGTTGTACCTACGCCCGCGAGATGCTAATCCCAAAAGGAACGCTGATCATTGGTAAAATTCACCGCCACCAGCATTTGA